TCGGCGGAAGTCTCCGTAGCAGCTCAAATCTTGCTACGCCATAAACAAAGATAAGCGGCGGTTGAGAATTGATAACTTTCTGATAATAGTGTGGCTTCCCCATAGCTTTTCTCTGCCTTTTACGGTATTGTGTACCGTTACAAAGGAGGTCGATTTTATGCCAAAACGACGAGCAAACGGAGAAGGCAATATCCGAAAGCGCAAGGATGGACGATGGGAGGGCCGGTACACAGTCGGCCACGATCCGGAAACCGGCAAAGCCATCATCAAAAATGTTCTCGGCAAGACGCAGGCTGCGGTCAAGGAGAAGTTGAAGAAAGCCTTAGAGGAAAACGTCGGCATCGACTACGGACGGGCCAAGACCTACACCGTGGGAAACTGGTTAGAAGTGTGGTACGAGAACTATGCCAAAATCAAAATGCGCCCATCCACCTACCTGACTACCTGACCTATCATGGCTACATCGAAAACCACATCAAGCCGCAGCTTGGAAAGATCCCGTTGAATGATCTGACGACGCTGCATCTGCAACAGTTCTACAAGAAATTGTTGGCGGAAGGGCGGGTAGAGCGAATCGAAGCACAGAAGCAGCCCAAGGGACTGAGCGCCAAAACAGTGCGCAACATCCATCAAATCATTTCCTCTGCCCTGAAGCTGGCAATCGAGCAGCGGCTCATCGCCCGCAATCCGGCAGACGGCTGCGCGTTGCCGAAGGCGGAGCGCAAGGAAATGCAGACGCTTCCTGTTGAGCAGTTGGCATCCTTTCTCCGAGAGGCAAAGGATAGCGGCGTGTTCGCCCTGTACTACATCGACTTGACCACCGGCCTGCGGCGGGGCGAGTTGCTCGGATTAAAATGGTCGGACATTGATTTGAAAAAAGGAGACCTCCGGGTGCGGCGGCAAATCGGCCGCATCGACGGCAAGATCATGGAGATGCCGCTGAAAACAAAAAACGCCTACCGCACCTTGCCGCTGTCGGCAGATGCGATAGACGTTCTGATGCAACAAAGAAGAAAAACGGGTAACAGCGAATGGGTATTCCCGTCGCCCACCGGAGGCCCCATGTCGCCGGACAGCGTGTTGCACATGCTGCACCGTGTCCTAAAGCGGGCAGGGTTGCCGAAGGTGCGTTTCCATGACCTGCGGCACCCGTATGTCAAGCACACGACAAAAATTTTTAGCTTGCGCTTGATGAATTTTCAAGCGCAGGCTTATCCTGATGCTCAGCGAAAAACTCGCGGAGCTTGTCAGCTTCATCGGGGAGAACAAAGCCGAAGCTCTGTCCGCCCACTCTGCAATAGAAAGCAATTTCCATGTCTGTCACCTCAATCGAAAATATCCCGGATTTTGTACGCGATCTCCATGCGCTTATCGGGGTACACCAGCACCCGGTCGATCAGCAGCTCGGCCAGCTCGGTGGTCAGCGTGTCCGCATCGAAAATTGCCTTGGACGCTTCCTTGCGGCTGTCCTGCCGAGCCTGCTCGTCCTGCTTCTGCTTTGCCTGTGCCAATACTGCGGCATAGGCGTTTTTCGTTTTCAGCAGCAGCTCGTCACACGCGGCCTTTTCTGCCTTGTAGGTATTCAGGTCGATCTCGCCCATGAGATAGCGTTCATACAAGGCGCGCTTACCGTCTTGCAGTGCCTCGATCTGCTGCTCATATTCGGTGCGTTCCGGCACGGAAGCATCTACACGGAGCGTACCGTCCGGGGCAAGCGGTGCGGCGGCCTCCAACTGCTTTTTCAGCGTCAGGAATACCGCCTGTTCCAGCTCTGCGGCGTTCAGGCGCATCTTGTGGCAGCGGCTTTCTACGTCCGCCTCAGAATGGCGGCAGTAATAGTACGAGGTTTTCTGCATGGTGCGGGACAGCGCATGGCCGCAGCAGCCGCAGAAGGCTTTGCCTTTCAGCGGGTAGTCCCGCTTCTTTTTGTTGGGCTGGGAAAAGCGGAGCTGGCTGGCCTGCACGGTATCAAACACGGCTTTCTCTATGATGGCCGGGTGATGGTCAGGGATGATGTACCACGATTCTCTGTCCTTCAGGCGGCTTCTGGTTCCGCCTACTTCGAGAACTGCCCGCTTGCCGATCACATACACGCCGGTGTAGCGTTCGTCCTCCAAAATGCGGAGAATGGTGGACGCACTCCAAATCCCGTGACAGCGGGAAATATCGTGGGTATGATTGCCGTGCGCCGCTTTGTACTGGCCGGGGGTGGGGATGTTTCTGCGGAACAGCTCTCGCGTGATGGCGGTGGCGTTGATGCCCTCGGCGGCAAGCTGGAAGATGAGCTGCACAACGGCAGCGGCCTCCGGGTCAGGCTCCATTCTGCCATCGGCGCTTTTGCGGTAGCCGTAGGGACAGATTTTGCTCTGGTACTCGCCGCGCTGCATCTTGGCGTACTTGGCGCTTTTGGTCTTGATGGACATATCGCGGCTGTAATACTCGCTGATCAGATACTTGAATGCTACGTCCATGCCGCCGGTGTCACCCTTGAATTTGCTGCTGTCAAAATCGTCGCTGATAGAAATAAAGCGGGTATGGAACAGCGGGAACACACGCTCGATGAAATAGCCGGTTTCAATGCTGTTGCGCCCGAAGCGGGAAAAATCCTTGACAATGATGCAGTCGATTTGATTGGCACGCACCAGCTCAATGAGCTTCTGTACCTGCGGGCGCTCAAAATTCGTGCCGCTGTACCCGTTGTCGATGAACTCCATGATCTCCGCGTTCAGGGCTTCGGGCATGGAAGCCGCATATTCGTGGAGGACAAGGCTCTGATTTTCAATGCTCAGGCTGTCGTACTTGTAATCCTCGATGGAGAGACGGATGTAGAGGGCAATTACATATTTCTGCATTGTTCCAGCACCTCCGCATAGGTTTCAAACTCGCTCTGAAAGCGATAGCGCACCGTGATCTGCTTGTCGTGGGATACCTCGATGCGGTCGATCAGCCGCTCGATGAGTGCGCCGGTCAGCGCCCGGTCGGTCTTAATTTGTGCGGCATCCTGTTCCAGCGCCCGGTGCTGCTCTGCTTGAGCATCCATCGTTCGCAGGCCGTCCTCCAACTGCTCCATTTCCACGGCGAGATCGGCAATGCGGCTTTCGTACTTCTCCTTGTAGTCAAAGTATTCATCCTTGGTGAGAACGCCTTGGACGAGGTTTTCATATAAACTCCGCACGATACCGCGAAGCCGCTGGACTTCCTGCCTGCGGCTGGTGATCTTCTCCCGCAGCTCAGCGCGGTCAGAGGCCTGCCGGGGTAGCTCTGCAAGCGACAGGCGGTATTCCCCCAAAGCGGTGTTGAGCGCTTCCTGAAGCATATCTGCCAGCATATCCAGCAGTGCATCCTCGCGGATGGCCACGCCGGGGCAGGCATCCTTGCTGATTCGGCTCCTGCTCAGACAATGGTAGAAGTACACATCGTCGGACTTCTTGCGGATGTTTCTCTGCCGGTGCAGGCTGCCGCCGCAATGGGAGCAGAACACCTTGCCTTTGAGAAGATTCGGCGTGAAGGCTTTGACCTCCCGCGCCTTGGCGCGGCTGGCGGTCTGATTGAGAATTTCCTGCACCGCCGCGAACTGTTCCCGGCTGATGATGGCTTCATGGGTGTCCCGCACCACCGTCCATTCCTCGGCATCGGCCTTGACCTGCCGGTGATCCACGGTTTTGGTCTGCCCCTGAACGAGATCTCCGGTGTAGACCTCGGAGCGGAGAATAACGCCGACCGTTCGGGTTTGCCACTTGCCGCTGCCAAGCAAATTTTCGTGGGTGATCTTGCCCTGCATCTTCTTGTAGTGGCTGGGGGTGAGAATACCCGCTTCGTTCAGCCGCACGGCGATGGTATTGAGGCCAGCGCCCTCGGAAGCCCAGCGGAACATCCGCTGCACCACGACGGCGGCAACGGGGTCGATGATAAGCTGGTGGCAATCGTCCTCGGCTTTCAGATAACCGTAGGGAGTACGCGCGCCGATGAACTTGCCGTCCTTCATGGCCTGCCGCTGCTGCGCCCTGATCTTTCGCCCAATGTCCAAAGCGTAGGCTTCGTTTATCATGTTCCGCAGCGGAATGATGATACCGGAATGGGCATCCTCCGGGGCGGCGGTGTCGAAGTTTTCGTTGACCGCAATGAAGCGGATGTTGCGGATGCGGAAATACCGCTCGATGTAGTAGCCGGTGTCGATGGTGTTCCGCCCCAGCCGGGAGAGGTCTTTGACGATCACGCAGTTGATGTGACCGGCTTCAATATCCGAGAGCATCTGCTGAAAGCCCGGACGGTGAAAGTTTGTCCCGGTCGCGCCATTGTCGATATAGGTGCTATACACGCTGATTTCTGGATTCTGTTCCAGAAACCTGGCAATGATCATCTGCTGGGTTTCGATGGATGCACTGTGGGTATGGGTATCGTCCACCGAAAGGCGGACATAGACCGCAGCACGGCAAGCGGCATCCGCTTCCGGTACAAGAACGGCATTCGGTTCTTTTCTGCTTTTTCTCGCCATGCTCAGCCTACCTTTCTCTGTTCGTAATCTTCCTGCTGCGCTGCCAGCGCCAGAAGCTGCAACGCCTTTTTGTATTCGTCCTCATGGGCAAAAGTAATATCCAGTTCCTTTTTCCCTCGGACGCGGATGCTCTGCACCATGTGAATGAGCGCCCTGCGGTCTAAGGTTTCCAGCGTGGAGAACTGCGTAAACTGTGAAATCCAGCGGTTGCGCTCACTCCGGTTTTCCAAAACCTCCGTGAGCTTTTCCTTGAGAACGCGGACGCTTTCGCGGATGTCCTCAGCCTGCTTGGTGTACTTAGCTTTGTAGGAAGCGTATTCTTCCTTGGTGAGCATACCTCCCACAAGGCTCTCATAAAGCCGCGCCTTGAATTCCAGCACCTGCTCCAACCGGCGCTCGTTGTCGGTGATGTGGTCGCTGTATTCCTTGGCAAGCGCCTGATTGATGCTGGACTGGTCAACGCCACTCAGCAGCGCCTCCAGAGAAGCAATATTGCCGATGTAGGCTTTCAGGCTGTCCCGCACACAGTCGATCAGGCTACTTTCTTTCAGCATGACCGGATGAGTGCAGCCCTTTTTCTTGCCGGTGGGACAATAATAGTAGTGGTACTCCTTGCCGTTTGCGCGGTTGGTCTTGCGGGTCATGCGGCTTCCGCAGCACCCGCAGATCAGAATACCGGAGAACAGGTACACCGTGTCCTCGTTGGGAGAAGTCCGGGTATCCAGTCCCTTGATGCGCTGCACCAGCTCAAAATCCTGACGGGCGATCAATGCTTCGTGGGCATCCGGGACACGCACCCACTCGGAGGCGGGGCGCTGCTCCATCTGCTTGATCTTGTAATGCGGCGTACCCTGTTTGCCCTGCACCAGCGTTCCGGTATAGGTTTCGTCCTGCAAGATGCGGATGATGGTGGTAGCCGACCATTTGCAGTCGGCCTTGTCCGCGTAGCCCTTTTTCGCGTAGGGCAGGCCGTTGTTCTTCTTGTACGCCAGTGGGGAAAGGATACCCAGCCGGTTCAGCTCCGATGCAATCTTGGAGGCGCTTGCGCCCTCCAGCCGCATACGGAAGATGTCGCAGACAACGCGGGCGGCGTAGGGGTCAGGGACGAGCAAATTCTTGTTGTCCTCGGCTTTCATGTAGCCATACACCGGGAACGCGCCGACGAAATCGCCGTTGCGCCGCTTCACATCCAGCGAGGAACGGGTTTTGATGGAAATATCCCGGCAGTAGGCTTCGTTCATAATGTTCTTGACCGATACGGTCAGATCATCGCCGCTGTCGTGGGCGGTGTCGATGCTGTCGGTGATAGCGATGAAGCGCACCCCGTAGGCCGGGAATACCCGGCGCAGATACCGGCCAGTTTCGATGTACTCGCGCCCTAAGCGGGAGAGGTCTTTTACGATGACGCAGTTGATGTTGCCATCGGTGACATCCTGCATCATTTCCTTGAATGCGGGGCGATCGAAAGCTGACGTTAGATAACGATACTTTTGAAAACACTGGAAAATCAAGGTTTTTCGAGCGACGGACAAGCAGGGTATTGTACTA